CAAAGCATCTTACTTTAACTCTATTTCTTTTATTTGGATCTATAACTTCTTCGATCACTCCCATGAACCAAGAAAATTCTCCATCTATAAACATATCCTTACGCATCAACACTTACCTCACTCGAATCTCTTTGGATTGTTACTTTCATTTTATAATAATCATCAAAGGTATGTTCTACTCTTGTAACCAAATAATCACTTGAATTATATTTATCAATCATGACTGGGGGTAAATCTGCTCCTTCAATCGTTGTTGGTTTAACAGTTTTCATATTTACTTTTGAACCAACCTGTAATCCAAAATCCCCATTCAATGCAATTAAATGTTTATTAAATCCCATTGTATGTAAATGTGATTCTGATTTTAATATAGTAGTATAAGCTGGGCTATGATAGTTTGAATGTGAATCAAAGGCTTTACTATTTAATGATATAAAATAATTCTTTCCTTCTTTTAAATCCGATAGCTTTCTATCTAAGACCTTATGTTCATCACTAAATGGTTTATTTGAATTTAATTTTTTAGGCTTAGATGAATCGTAATTAAAGAATGTTTTTTCATATTTTTTATTTGATATATCTAAAGAGTGAAGCGTGGCCGCGTACGCACCCGAGCCGATGTCATTTAATTTACCCATATTTAATTCACTTCCAAATACTTCTATTCTTTGTCTTAGCTCATCATAAGCACCGGAAGTTCCAATGTCATGGTCAAAGTATGGTATAAAATCATATTCTTCGTATGCATCCTTTGCATATAAATTTTCTAATGAATTAAATTGTATTCCATCTTGTAATGTATCATAAAAGAAATATGGAGTACCGTTATCGAATGCATTTTTTAATAACCAATTAATAGCTTGTATTGGTCTTATTGTTGGATATACACCTTTAATAATTTCTTTTGTGTCAAGATTAAATGAAGCTTTTTTAACTTTTAAATCTTTTGTGCATATATCTTTTACTAATTTACCTATTGAACCTTGGAATGATCTTTGTAATACTTTTGCCTGATTATTATATAACTGTTCTGATACTATTCTAAATTTATAGAATTGTTTACCTGGACCAGATCTTACAAAATTAAATACCTCTGCAATAAATACGGTAAGATCGACTTTAGAAATTGTTTCTTTAGTTCCACCGATTGGAGTTCTTTTTATTCTAAGCTCGATCTTTTCATTACCACATATCTTTTGTTCTTCGTAAAAGTTAGCAGCATCTTGTATAAAGATTACTCCTTCTATAAAAGGGTGATTAAGATCTTCAATAAGTTCTATCTTTTGTACAAATGATTTTATATCAACAACTTTACCAGCGTTGTTGTGAAACTTTACGTGTTCTATTAAATAGGAATCTGGAGATACTATTCCGTCAGCGCCTTCAACGGCTCTACTACTTGTACTAGACATTTAATATTCTCTCAAACTCATCTGCAAACCTATCAATATATGCTGGGTCAACCACTCTTATTCTGGATCTTTTCTCGTTTAATTCGTTAACAAAAGAACGATTGGATTGAAAAGATAAATTGGAGGCTGCTTCTCCACCTTGAACGAATATTGCATTTGTTGTATATCTTTTTTCTTTATCGCCAGTTACAAAATAATGGTGTGGTGCTTCCGCATATTTGTATGCTTCATATGTACCAACAGAATCCCCAGACTTAGAACCAACTATTAACTCGGTACCTCCAGATACGGCATCTGGATCCCCAAGTGGGGCATTTGAATTTACATCTTGGATTATAAGTTGATTTAAATCACTATTCTTTTTCGTAAGTGTACCACTAAATCCAGATATAGAACCAGTGACTGTTTCACCTAAGGTAAATGCTCCATTTGAAACATTCGGTACTGATCCAGCTAAGCTATCTTCAAACTTAGTTATAATACCATCTGTGTTTCGAACGATAGACGGATTAGTTGTGATAGCATATACTTCATATTCTGTTACCATATAATCAAATAAGTCTTCTTGACTCATTGGCCAAGCTCTCATACCATCATGTAATATATCATTTACAATAAAGAATGTCCAATAGTAATTTGGATTGTCGTATAGTCTTTGTGAAACTATATCTGGTCTTTCCCCGTTTTTGATTTCATAGAAGGTATATGCTGAGGTGTTATCTATAAACTCTTTTAAAGGTCTTACACTTCGGTATATGTTAACCACATTTGTTATAACCCCATTTCTTTCGAAGTCATATTGTACTTTAGGAAACTGTTTAAAAAATGCCATAATTTACCTCTATGAAGATTTACCCGCTGAAGAGTCTGCTTGATATGATCCCGGTCTACTATAATCATAGCTTGGATCAGAATCTGATGCGCTCTCTGTATACACATCGTGTCTTGTAAGTTGTTTTGTTTCTGAAAAGCTTAATGATAGTTCTATTGCTGTTGGTTGTCCATCTATAAAGAATGAATTACCTTCTGGGTTCATTGTTGCACCAACCCCAGTTAAATAACAATCGTGAATCATTGGCATGTATTTGTTTTCTTCTTCACCAATAAAGAATTGTATTTTAAATTTAGGTGGATACTTCAAAGAGAATAAACCTTCTTTTTTAGGGTATAGATATTTTCTAAAGAAGTTTTCTATACGTCTAGAATCTTCTGCTTCTTCTTTTGATTCAGGTACGAGCTTAAATGTAAATTCAAACTCTCTTAATGATACACCTTCGAATGCTAATGCTGTTTGTGGGTTAAATGCTACACCCTTTTGCATTGCCGCTTTTGCGCTCAGACCACCAACATCACCAGTTATACCTTCAATAGCTTTTAAACTCATAACTGTAGCATCTGCAGTTCCCATACCTTCAAGAGATGATTTCCCTGAATTTAAATTAGCTTTTACACTATTAGCAGCTGTTAATGCTCCTAAATCTACACCAGTATATGAAGCTCCGTCTTTCACAGCAAAGCTTGATGGAATGAATAAGTGTATTCTTTCTAATTCTGTTGGATTAGGTTTATGCTCACCAGTAAGAGAAAAACCAATGTGTGGCATATTATTGTCCGCATCTGCGCGTAACGATCTTGGAAAAGTTAATATTGAAGCCATATAAATACCTGTATAAAATTAATAATTATAGGTTTATTTATATGAGTTACAAAGGCAAATACACAATTAAAAACAAATCTAAATATGCAGGGGATTCTAGCAAGGTTGTATATAGATCTTTATGGGAAAGACAAGCATTTAGATGGTGCGAAGATAACCCAAATATCAAATTTTGGAATAGCGAAGAAGTAGTTATACCTTATAAGTATCAGGTTGATGGAAGAATACACCGTTATTTTGTTGATTTATTAATAGAAATGAAGAATGGTGATGTATATCTTATTGAAATTAAACCTAAAAAAGATACAGTTCCACCTAAAGCTAAAAGAAAAACAA